CACATACCTAATGACAGTGATCTTGGGCAACGTATTGCTAACACGTCAGCAGGTATTGTAATTCACCAATACACAAGTCTTGACGGACAAGAACAACCTGTTAAAGGGCCTGTCAAAGGCATTAGAACAGACGGACCTGTGCTAATTGTTGGGCCCACTACAGTCACTGAAGCGCCTAGCATTGACACAGCACAGTTAGATTCAGCTCGAGCATTTGTCAAAGCCAATGCTGGTGCTATTGATGCTCTGTTAGATGATGCTAAACTAGCTGCTAATAAAATGACAGACTTCAAAGCTATTCTTTACAAGTTTGTTAATCAACAGGTTAAAACCCGCGATCTATCTAATCTAGATGTTCGCTTTGAAAAGTGGATGGATTCTAGCGGAGTCAGTGCCCCTAAACAGGCTAAGATCGCTGAACTACGTCAGTTACAGCCTAAAGCGTTTGCCGCAGTGTTTGACGCATTAGAAATGATAATGAAGCTTAAAGACAACATTATTGATCAACTTGACGCAACTAGTCCTGTAAAAGCCAGTATACAGGGTCAACGCGGCGGCGAAGGTTATGTTAAGGGCGATATCAAACTGGTTCCACGTACTAAGTTTACAGCAGCAAACATCGAAAAACACGCATAACCTGCTGATTTTTTGTCTCCAATATAAATACTTACATAAGAATCAGGGTGATTCTTAATATAGCCGGTCCCTGAGCGGGACTTATTGATTAGGAGAACATATCATGGCAGATCTATTAAACACAACATTAGCAGCAAATTACAACAAATTTAGCAATGCTACATCCGACGCAGGTCGTACACTTATTGTTAGCGCAAGCAAGTCAAACATGACTCACGCTGACCTATTAGCAGTTCAAGCTCAATTAACACTAGCTGGTGGTGACGGTTCAGGTACAGACCAAGGTGGTCCAGATGCTTTCACTATCGCAGGCGTAGGCACAGCTGACGGTTCAGCATTTGAAAGCGGTGTAACAGACGTAACTTTCCTACGTGTTCAAGGTACAGGTACACCTAACACAACTACTGTTTCTGGCGTTACTTTAGCCGTAGTTGCTGTTTTTGCTCCAGCACTATAATTTCCTAGGGATGGGAAGCAAGGGCGGTTGTTTAATTACTGCCGCCCTTTTTTAATATAAAACACCTTATAGGAGATTAAAATGGCAGATTTATATTCAAGTATTGGGCAAAATGCCCGCAGAATTTTCCCAACTTCAGAGATGGGAACACCAAAGATCACCCCAGTAATGTTATATACTGACGGTCAAACATTGCCTTCAGGTGAATCAGCTTGGACCAGCAATGACACCAGCGTAGATAATTACCTTATCACTAGCGAATATCAAACACGGGGCGATGTGTTTAAAGCAATACAGGCTGTACAACAGTTCTGTGAAGTCTATGAAGTAGGCTGTAGCAGTGACAGTGACTATCTTACAGTAATGTGTAGAGATAGCAGTATCCCCTACGATGATGGTGATACATTCCAAAATGAAGGTAACACAATCACTAAACTACAAACAGCAGTTCGTGCCGCACTAGGTGGTGCCGCTGTAATAGTAAGAATTGGTCGCATCGCAGATAACGATACGGATTAATAATTTTTGTTAATCAAAATCAAGAGCGGATTTTTTCCGCTCTTTTTTTGTCTCTATAAATAGTAGCATATTATGTCTACTTACAAAATCGTTACCGTTGTTGATATCACTAGAACACAGCCTAGTAGAATTGAAACAGACAAATTAAAACTAGCACAGCAAGCCAACTTTAACTCGCTTTGTCAAGCAATTGGCCTCCGATCAAATTTCGGATATCAATTAGATCCAAAACAAGAAACTGGATCACTGCCTTATGATATTGGAGGTAAAGCAACACATTGGATATGGGAGTTTGATACTGAACGTCCAGACTTATTTTTACACGACGGCGATCCTGTAGGATTACTTAAACAAGATCTTCACGGGGTTCCTATAATTAATCAACTAAATAATACAGCAGACATAGACCCGGCAATATTTCAAACACATGGCAAGCAAGCCAATATTTGGATCTACGAAATCACAGATATTGGATAAATAGTATATCAAAGGCAAACATTAGGCATAACACAGGTACCCAATAATACTTAACTTGGAGAAACGTATTATGGCTAATCAGCCCACAGATTTAGAACGAACTAGTTTAGAAGCACACGTAGATCTTTGCGCATTGCGATATGCTCAATTAGACAGCCGACTTTCTGCTTTAGAAAACAAAGTAGATGAAATGCACGATGATATTATTGAAGGCCAAAAAGGTCTAACAAAAGTAATTATTGGCACCGCAGGTACAGTTATTGCTGGTGTCTTAGGAATTGTAGTTACTATTCTTATGAAGATGGGCTGAAATATTCCAGCCCATTAACTACACAGTTAAATAAAGGACCATAGGTCCTTTTTTTATGTCTGATTTAAAAAAGCGGTTAGAACAGGTAGTATCTAACACTAATCGCAAACTAATACAACAGCAACAAATACTTCCTGTTAAAACAGAAGACGGGATTCTCGTTGGCGCAGTTTTAATTAAGCCTAGGGAAAATCAAAAAGATCTATATTTAAATGGAAAACTCTTTTACGAAGGAATATACCTCAATAAAGCCGCAGTTAAATTAGCAAATATGCTAGCAGTACTCAAGCGGTCTAACGATACTATGAATAATCTATACAAAGCCGATCAAGAGTACGGACGAGTATTTAATGATAGCCAGTTGTTGCGGTTACGACTACATCTTTCTAGACAGAGAGGAGATCACGATAAAGCAGATATATATCTAGCCAGGTATATAGAATCTAAACATCGTGTAGAATACACTAAAAAACAAGTTCTTGCTTTGGCAATACCTTGATAAATACAATATCAGCCTGGACCCACAATTATGAGAACATCAGACATATTTAAAACTAAAGCTAAAAGACTAACTGAGTCATTTGAAAAGACATTTGGTCAGAAACTTAAGTTAGAAACATTTACAGTACCCCAATTAGAGGATGCTCGTAATCGTTTACGTACCCAGATTCACCAAGTACGAAACGGATCAAATTTCAACGAAACAGTTGAAAATGAAGCTTACACAAAAGCACAGTGGATGCTAGACAGTATCAACGCAGAGCTAGCAGAACGTTTTGAACAGGCCGGAATTCAAGCTGACGAACCAGTTCAGGCAGAAGGGTTTGGTTCTTTAGAAGATGAAGTAGCACAAATTCTAAAGAGATTTGACAGCGATATGAACGAAATTGGCGGATATGGTGATCCAGATCAAGACAAGATTGTTGAATTGCTAAAACAAGGTGACTGGGACGGTGCTACAGAAGTAGTATGGTATGCCTATGCTGATCAAGATGGCGGTGAACTTCGTAATATGGATTCGTATATACAAGATATCGAAGATGAATTTAAAGAACTTGCCCAAGGCGGCGACGAAGACGAAGGCGGCGAAACTGACGATAGCTATGCTCTAGCATCAGCAGGTCACGGTTCAGATGAAGATTATGAAAGCATTAACTCACAGGAAGAAGAAATGACACAATTTAGAGAAAGCGCAGCCGACAAGGCAGGCGCAGTAGTAGTAGCCAAAGATATGACTGACAAAGTTAGTCGTTGGATTGAAGAACTAAGCGGTATGGAAAATGACACACTACTAAGCCTAGGTGACACTATCCGTGACGAAATGGGACAAGAACAAGCTAAGGCATACTTAGAAGCTGTTGCTCCCGCTATTCAACAAGCTCTTCAAAATTTAAAAACAACTCGCGAAACACTAGCAACTGGTATGCGTGGCCTAACTGGCGAAGCACAACCTGCTGAGATCATCGGCAGCGAGCCAGAAGAAGGCGGCGAACTTGATATAGCTGCTCCGGCAGAACCCGACGCAATGAATATGCCAGCCGAAGAACCAGCAGCAGATGATTTTGCCGCAGCTGAACCAGCCGCAGGCGGTGCTGAAGCTGAAGGTCGTGCTAAGAGAGAAAGTATTGACCGCAGCAGTAATCTATTACGAGTGTTGGCAGGCTAATGAAACTTTCAAGTATTCTTTCAGAGAAAGAAATGACTAGGTTAGTAGTCGAAGCTCCGATGTTAGGAGCTACGCCTGCTACACCCGGTGGCGCTCCGGCCCCCGCAGCTGGAACTACAACAATGGCTCCGGGACAGCAGGTACAGCAAGATCCTGCTGCTCAAGCTAAAATGGCAGCACAACAAGCACTAGATCGTCAGAATCGTAAAAAACAGATTCAAGATCAGATTAAGCAGGCTCAAGAAAATATTGCTGCTCTACAAAAAGAATTGGCCACACTCAAATGAGATTTTTTGAATTCACAAGCAGTGACAAGTTTATTCTTGTTATTAAAAACTTCATAGGCCGCGCCCAAAGTAAGAATCAGCCAGCTAAACTTAACTGGTCTACACTAAATTCTTTGTTGGCTAAAGTAGGTGAAGAAGCAATGGACTATGAAACGTTCAAAGCAATGTATGATTCAAACCCACCGTTACAACCGTTAATTGCCAATTTTAACGCAGACGGTATTGAACTTAAAGTGCCCGGAGTTGCCAAAGACTCTGAACAGGGTACAGATCAAACTCCTCCACAAGATCAAGTAGCCCAACAGGCTGCTCAGGTTGCCCAAAGTCAAATTCAGGCTTGACATATATACTAGTTTATGCTAGTATGTACTATGACTGATACTTTAAATTTACAACCTCCGCCATTTATTGAAAGATTTCAATACAAAGCCTGTAAACAGATTAATGATCCTGTTACTCGAAAGCGAGTTTATCTAACACCAGACGGCGAAAGTCTTCCAAGTGTTACTACTATTCTTTCGGCAACTAAAGACATGACTCACTTGAATGAGTGGAAGAAACGAGTAGGCGAACAGAAGGCTAGAGAAATTACTACAGAAGCCGCTGGAGTTGGCACAGCAATGCACGCTAACTTAGAACGCTTCCTAGCAGGTCTACAACGACAGCCAGGCAACAATCCTGTACACGTTCAGGCCAATAAGATGGCTGATCAAATTATCCTTAACGGATTAAATAAAGTCAACGAAGTATGGGCTATGGAACAGAGTCTATACTTTCCAGGACTGTATTCAGGCACAACTGACCTAGTAGGAGTGTACGACGGCGAGCCAGCAGTAATGGATCACAAGCAGACTAATAAGCCTAAAAAAGCAGAATGGGTTGAAGATTACTTTCTACAACTCGTTGCCTATATTCTAGCGCACAACGAAGTTTACAAAACTGATATTAAACGAGGTGTAGTGTTTATGTGCTCTAGAGCATGTGAATATCAGCAATTTGACCTATTACCGCAGGATTTTAACAAGTATCAGGATATGTGGCTTAATAAGGTAGAAGAATACTACGCCGCAAGTAGATAAATATCCTATAACAGGGAATTTATTATGGCCGTAGTGCAAATCTCAAAAATTCAGGTCCGCCGCGGACAAAAGTACAGCAACACGGGCGTTCCGCAGTTAAGTTCAGGCGAATTTGCTTGGGCAGTAGACAGTCAAGAATTATTTATTGGTAACGGGTCAATATCTGAGGGTTCGCCCTATGTTGGCAATACCAAGATCTTAACCGAGCATGACAATCTAATTGAGCTGCTAGGAACTTATCAGTTTTCAGCAGACAATCCTGCTATCACTGGAACCTTTACTAGATCATTACAAAAAAAGCTAGACGAATTTGTGTCTGTGTTAGACTTTGGTCCAGCTAGTATGGTAGAAGGTGAAATTGATTGTACACCATTTTTTCAAACAGCATTGAATCAGTTATTTTTAAATGTTGATGCTACGTTTAAAAGACGTCTGATTATTCCAGCAGGTACTTATAAATTTAACAGTGACTTAATTATTCCTAGTACCGCATTTATTGAAGGCGAAAATAGAAATACAGTAACACTAAATTTTAACAGTAACAGTATTCAATTTAAAACAGCGTTAGGTACACTCGAAGGTAATTTTAATTCCTCTGACAGACCAACAGGAATCAAAATTACAGAAGTAACTATAAATTACACAACAGGTCAGCTTGTTATTTCCGGCCTTACTGAATCAGTCTTTGATCGAATAAAATTAAAGTCTAACTACGTATTAGGAAATAACATTAGTACCGCAACTCCAACAATCTTTTGGCAAAACGATTTACCTGGTACTGCCGCTGATCGAGTAACTTTTAGACAATCAGAATTTCAGTTCTTACCTATAGTAGGTAACTGTGTTCAAACATTGCCTTTTGAAACTCAAATAACTTTTGATAACTGCGAATTTTCTACATGCGGTCAAGGTATTGTAGTTGACGGTGTCGAAGCCCAAGTTAACAAGTGGTTAATTTTCAATTGCGATTTTAATGAAATAGCAAGACAGGCATTTGTATCTCCATATGGTATCGATACACAGATCATTCAATGTAGATTTAGAAACTGCGGTAATGATACAAACGCAGCGGCCGATCCGACTATCTACATAATTCAGTTTGGTGAAGGAAATACTAATATTGTAAGAAGCTGTAGTTTTGATAGACTACGAGCAGCAGGAGTTACATCGTCGTTTGATAAGCCATCAATCCCAGAAGTGTTCGGCGGAGGCCTTGTTGAAATTACTGACCAGGTTGGTACAAACATATTCTTATCAAACGCAGATAGACCATTGGCTGTCTTTTCCTTATACAATTCATCAACTACAATCGAATATACACTTACCTTAGGAACCTTTGTTAGAAAGGGTGTATTAACAATTGGCGTTGAAAAAGATAGAAGTGCGTTTTCAATCACTGATAATTATCAGTTAGGAAGTGAAAGCGCAGTAATGAACGGTTTTGAGTTTGGAGGAGTTATGCGTAATAATCAACCAACAGAACTTAGCGATTCTACAGTGGATACATTAATTCTTACATATAAGAATCCAAATGCTACTGGCAGAAGCGGAACAATATCATATTCAGTATTATACAGTGTTTAAATCATACGGCAATGAAAGATTAGCCGAATGGAGAGCATTTAGACAACAACTTGAAACTAGCGAGACACCTTTAATAGATCTCGCTGTGTTTTGGGCCAATGCGCCGTTTGTTAATCAATACATCAATCCATACAATGTAAAGAGCTGGCCTGACCCTTGGCATCTCATTCTTGACGACAAGTATGACGATCTTGGGGTTGCTCTTGGCATGCTCTATACATTAAAATTAACTCAGCGGTTTATTGACACTCCTTGTGAGATACATATATCTACACTGCCGAACGAGCGCACTCCACGTTACAGTTTAGTAGTAGATAACAAATATGTGCTTAATTGGGATTATAAAGAAGTAGTTAAGGTTGAAAATTTACCTGAAGTAGTTGATACCAGGATATTATGGGCGGGCTCTGGCTTACTATAAATATCAATCTAAGAACAAAAGAAAGAGCCGAGGCGTATATGAATATAACAGTAGTAAAAAGAAACGGACAGAGAGAGCAACTAACATTGGAGAAGTGGCAGGCACAGATTGCAAAGGTCTGTAGTGGCATAGCAGATGTCAGCCAGTCAATGATAGAAATTAAAGCACAGCCTCATTTTTATGACGGAATGACAACTAGAGAAATTGATGAAATTACTCTACGTGCTATTGTAGATTTAATTGATGTAGAACAGAATCCAGATCTTGGACACACTAACTATCAATTTGTAGCAGGCAAGCAACGTCTTAGTATGTTGCGTAAAGATGTGTATGGTAGTTACCAGCCTCCCCACCTGTATGATATTGTTAAGAAAAATGTAGCCACCGGCCTGTACACTGACGAACTTCTTAGTTGGTATACAGAAGACGACTGGAACAAGATGAACGACATGCTAGAGCATGACAAAGATGAGCAGTACAGTTACGCAGCCATCGAACAGTTGATTGAAAAGTATTTGGTTAAGAACAGATCAACGAAACAAAATTACGAAACACCACAAATTAGATACATGGTTGCTGCGGCCACTGTGTTCCACAAAGAAGAGCCTAACAGTGCTCGTATGCGTTACATCAAGGAATATTATAATGCGGCTTCTGATGGCTTATTCACTCTCGCTACTCCTGTTCTTGCTGGCCTTGGTACTCCCACTAAGCAGTTCAGTAGTTGTGTACTCATTCGTAGCGATGATGATCTTGACTCCATTTTTGCTTCTGGCGAAATGATGGCCAAGTATGCTAGCAAACGTGCTGGCATTGGTTTGGAGATTGGTCGTCTACGGTCACTTGGTAGTCCCATCAGAGGTGGCGAAATTCAACACACTGGTATGATCCCATTTCTGAAAAAATGGTTTGGAGATTTACGCAGTTGTAGTCAAGGGGGTATCCGCAATGCTAGTGCTACTGTTTTCTATCCTATTTGGCATCACCAGTTTGATGATCTTATTGTACTTAAGAACAATCAAGGTACTGAAGAAACACGGGTAAGACACATGGACTACGGTGTAGTTCTAAGTGCTTTCTTCTGGAGACGATTTAAGAACAAAGAAAACATAACTTTCTTTGATCCTAACGAAGTTCCTGACTTGTATGAAGCATTCTACAAAAACACAGCATTGTTTGAAGAGTTGTATGTTAAGTACGAAAAGAAATCTAACCTTCGTAAAAAAGTAATGGCCGCCGAAGAAGTGTTCAAGTCGGGTATATTGAAAGAGCGTACTGATACAGGCCGTATCTATCTAGTGTTCATTGACAATGTTATGAACCAAGGACCTTTTGACCCAGAGTACCATACCATTTACCAGAGTAATTTATGTTGTGAAATTCTCTTACCTACTAAGTCTTTTAAGCGCCTGGATGATGATACCGGTCGTATTGCTTTATGTACGCTGGGCTCAATCAACTGGGGTGCGTTCCGCAATCCTGAAGACATGCGCCGTGCTTGCCGCATACTTCATCGTAGCCTTAATAATATTTTGGACTATCAAGACTTTCTTTCCATTCAGTCTAAACTAAGCAACGATGAGATTCGTCCATTAGGCATTGGCATTACCAACTTAGCCTATTGGCATGCCAAACGTGGTCTTAGATATGGTGAGAAGGATGCCCTGGCAGAAGTTAAAACTTGGCAAGAACATCAAAGCTACTACTTAACAGAAATGAGTGTAGAGTTAGCTAAGGAACGTGGCAAGTGTTTAGGCAGTGACCATACACGTTACGGTCAAGGAAAGTTTCCATGGGAGCTACGTGCCAATGGTGTTAATGAGCTTGCGGACTTTACTCCTGAACTAGATTGGGAAACGCTACGTTCTGCTATGATTCAGTACGGTGTACGTAATGCCACTAATGGCGCCGTTGCTCCTGTTGAGTCAAGCTCTGTGGTTATTGGTTCAACAAATGGTATTGAAATGCCTATGAGTTTGATTAGTACTAAAGAAAGCAAAGCGGGATCATTCACACAAGTTGTACCAGAGTACCACAAGTTAAAGAACAAGTATCAACTAATGTGGGATCAGAAAGACTGCGAAGGCTATTTAAAAACAGCCGCAGTCATCGCCGCTTACACAGATCAATCAATCAGTACTAACACATTCTATAATCCGGCACACTTCCCAGATCGTAAAGTACCGACTACATTGATTGCCAAGAACTTAATGCAAGCTCACATGTGGGGATTGAAAACATTCTACTACAGCTTGATCAACAAAGCAGGCAGTAAGATGAAAGCTGAAGAAGCCCCAGCAATGGGTCTAGCACCTATCAACTTCGATGACGAAGAAGATTGCGAATCTTGTAAGCTATAAGGACTACTATGTTAGAAACTATTTGTGATATTATGGTAGACGCTTACAAGCGTAATTGGATTACCAGTCGTGATGGCAATGTAAGTATTCGTCACCACGACCGCGATCACTTTTACATTACACCCAGTGGTGTACGTAAGCAGACACTTCAACCTGACCAGTTTAAAAAGATAGCAATTCATAGAAGTATTCACAGTGGCTACGGTACCGCAGCATTTAACTATAGTTGGCAAGATGTGCCGTATACTGATATCAGTAAAAACCTAATGCCTAGCGGAGAGATACCGTTACACTTCGGGTTACAAAAAGAAATGGGTCAGCACAAGGATGAAGTTCGAGTAGTAGTACACGTTCATCCAACTTACTGTATTGCAGCTATGCACGCCGGTATTGATTTAAGTTCTATCAGTGATGCGTTTCCAGAACTTAACCGTTATACTAAGGTTGCTCCAAACGTTGGCGATGTACCTCCAATTAGTCAAGAGCTTGCTGACCAATGTCACAAGAGTTTACAATTAGATCGTGACGGTAATATTGCTTACGATATTGTTGGCATTAAAGGACACGGAGTAGTTGCTATCGATACCAGTCCGTGGCGTGCCTATGAGCACATAGAAAGATTAGAACATATCTGCAAGATAGTACTTGCTTCAGGGAAATATTAATGTCAAAAGAACAATACAATTTAAAAACAAAAACAGACTATCTAAATCGAAAGATGTTTCTAGACCCAGCCGGTCCTGTTACTATTCAACGATTTGAAGAAGTCAAGTATAAAAAGATCGCAGACTTTGAAACTACTGCTCGGGGATTTTATTGGGTACCTGAAGAAGTCAGTCTAACCAAAGACTCAAATGATTTTAAAGATGCTAGTGATGCTGTCAAACATATCTTTACCAGCAACCTACTTCGTCAGACCGCACTAGACAGTTTACAAGGCCGTGGTCCAAGCCAAATCTTTACACCTGTGGTAAGTTTACCAGAACTAGAAGCATTAGTCTACAACTGGACATTCTTTGAAACAAACATTCACAGTCGCAGTTACAGTCACATTATTCGCAACATTTACAATGTACCAAAAGATGTGTTTAGCACGATTCACGATACAACAGAAATCGTTGACATGGCATCTAGTATCGGATTGTATTATGATAAACTACACGTAATTAATTGCCGCAAAGAAATTGGCGAGCATATTGATGAGTACGAGCATGTTAAAGCGATCTATTTGGCCCTACATGCTAGCTACGGACTAGAAGCATTCCGGTTTATGGTATCGTTCGCTACAAGTTTAGCAATGGTTGAAAATAAAATCTTTATCGGCAATGGCAATATTATCAGTCTAATTCTACAGGACGAACTCTTACACAAAGGATGGACTGCTTTCTTGATTAATCAAGTAGTCAAGGAAGATCCTAGGTTCGCTCGTGCTGCTCAAGAATGCCAAGCTGAAGTTATCCAAATTTACAAAGACGTAATTGCCGAAGAAAAAGGTTGGGCAGAGTATCTGTTTAAATTAGGTCCTGTTATTGGATTAAACGCAAATATTCTCAAAGACTTTGTAGACTACACAGCCGCTGATGCTCTTAAACAAATTGGAATTAAGTATTGGAACCCAGCTCCAAAGACAACACCTATTCCGTGGTTTAACAAACACAGTGATACTAGTAAGAAACAAACAGCATTACAGGAAAACGAAAGCACTAATTATGTAATTGGCGTAATGAGTGACGCTCTAGATTACAATGAGCTTCCTGCTATCTAAGATAATTAATATACTATGTACAAAGCACAGTTCAAAACAAAAAGCCCATATGAGTCATGGACTACTTTAGGTACTTTTGGTACAGAAGCTGCTGCGATATCGGCAGCTATACAAAAGAAAAATAAAGGCGCTCTTTTAGTTCGAGTAGTTGATAAGAGCAATAGCGTAGTTTACTCGGGTTAACAAGGAGATATCATGGCAAAATTACATGAAGAAGTAATAGTATTAAAAATTAGTAAGTTATTAAAAGATAATGACAACGCACCACAATTGGCAGACAACGAAGTACTAACAGCGTTAGAGCAAGTTGCTACTGAATTACTCGGTGGCGGTGTTATGATTGAATTTGAAAGAGCATAAGATGAAAGCAATTGTATGGTCCAAATATCAATGCCCTTATTGCGATCAAGCAAAAGCATTGTTGAAACAAAAAGGTATTCAGTTTGAAGAACGCAAGATCGGCGACGGATATACCAAAGAAGATTTATTAGAAGCAGTACCCTCAGCACGAACAGTACCACAGATTTTCTTAGATGAAGAACTAGTGGGTGGATTTACAGAACTAAAGAAAAGGTTAGAAAATGTTAATTGATAAAGGCGTTAGTGTAGGCGAAGTAATTACTCTTAAACTTACCAGTGGCGAGGAAATTATTGCCAAACTAGTAGAAGAAACTGCCACGCACTATAAATTATCTAAACCAATGGTCATTGGAATGGGTCAACAAGGACCGGGACTAATGCCATATTTGTTTACTGTAAGTCCTACCAAAGATGTTAAACTACTTAAGACAACTGTGACAGTAGCTGAAGCAACTGATGAGACCTTTGCTAAACAATTCCTCCAGTCTACTACAGGTATCGCACTGTCGTAATATATGCTCACACCTTCGGCGGCCACTGTAGTTTTTAATACTGTGTTTACTCAAATTATCACGGTATCTACTAGCGAAGCCGGAGCAACACCAGAAGATCCGCCTGTAGAAATTCCTAGTACTGAAATTCCTACTGTTACAGTAAGTTTTCAAGATCCAGGAGTTACTGTTACTACTGGACCAGGAACCGTAACACTATCCGGAAAGTATACTGCTATTCTGCCAGTGACTTGGAAATGGTTAGATTTAAATAATGTTCAGCAAACAGCAAAAGAACCACCTGCTGAAGGAACATATAATAAAATATTTCAGTTAGATAGTCCTCCTAGTCTTACAGAAACCTGTACATATTCTATAGGCGGCGAAAATTTTGTTCATACTGTTACACTAGTCACTTACGATACTCTTAAAAATACATTGTTAGAAAAAATAGCAGGATCTAAATAATGTCAGCCAGTAAACCAGTTACACGAGAAGGTGACAAAACAACAGGTCATGGCCCGTTTCCTCCAAGACCAACTAAGGGACCAGGAGTAGGATCTAGTACTGATGTTTTTGTAAACAATAAAGGTGTTAATAGAAAAGGTGACGAATGGCAACCTCACGGCAGACCTAGCGGACTTCATGCTTCGTCTGGAGATTACAAACATATAACTGAAGCTGGATCAGCATCAGTGTTTGTTAATAATCAACCAATTGCTCGAATAGGTGACTCGGTAGATCGAGATGGTGACGCAATAGCCGCAGGAAGTGCTAATGTATTTGCCGGAGATTCTGTACCGTTTGTTATTCCGCCCGTTGTTATTCCTCCTGATGTTCAAGCGGCAGCAGATAGACAAACAGCAGCTTATGTAGCAAATCCTAGTAGATTTAAAGTTAGTTCAAACGATCAGGTTAAAAGTTTTTATGCCGGACCTCCTACTCAGCCTGCGAGTGTAGGTGTCAGTTTAATTGATACTTCCGCAGCAGCTAGCGATATAAATTCGTTTCTTAAACAGATTGTTTCAGAAGCAAGCAGAGGTGTATGGGACGAAACGGGTATGGGCGGTAAACCTAGCAATCCTAACATTATTAAAATATGGAAAGATTTAGGATATCCGCAGACAGGAGCCTGGACAACTGATCAAACTGCTTGGTGTATGGGGTTGTTAACTATGTGTTAAAAAAATCAGGATATCGATTTGTACAAACAGCATGGGCGCTTGATATACGAGATAGAGCCTCGGCCTACAACGTAACACAGATTCCCTTAGGCCAAGGTCAACCTGGCGACATTTGTCTATGGAGTTATCGCCATGTTAATTTTATATACACCGCCAATAATGGCAAATATACATTCGTAGGCGGCAATCAAAGTACAAAAGCTAAAAATGCTAATAACCCTAGCGGAGGGTCGGTAACTGTCTCGTGGCCAAGCGGATATAAATCTCCAGGCGACGGTAGTTTGGTAAGTATATGGAGACCTTCAAAGAGTTAAATTATGAAAAAATTATTTTGGAACATATTGGGATTTATTAGTCTAGGACTTGCTTATGTTGGAGTGGTTACTCCCGGCATGCCCTATTCAATTTTTGTAGTATTCGCTGCCTATTGCTTTAGCAAGGGTAGTGAACGTATGCATCGTTGGATTTACAATCACAAATTGTTTGGTCCATTCTTAACAAACTGGGGACAAAAACGTGTGTTCCCAACTAAGATGAAATATTTTATGCTAGCCATGATGAGCAGCAGTTTAATCATCATGTGGTT